ACAAGGCCGTCAATGCGGTCTGTAAGAATGTCCAGTTCGTTTGCCTGATCTTGGTAAAGTACAAAGTCGGCAACGGGGATAAGCGTATCGCTAGTTGTCGTAGCGTAAAGCGGCTTAGGACATGGAAAGAAGTTTTCCAATTCTAGCGGATCTTCACGCTCGTCGATAATGTCTGGATAGCTTTCGGAAAGCCAATAGACCTTTTGCGTTTCCTTGTCCCAAAGTTCGCAAATCCGAGCGCGGTCATTATTCTTGCTGTTTTGGCCAGATTTGCTTAGGGTTTCAGGCGATGTATCAAACGGCATCTTCTTGGCAACTTCTTCGCCAAAGCGTTCCGTAAGGGCATCCTTGGTCATATAGACCCAGCGCCATACGCAAGTTACTTCTTCCCAAGTCCGCGCCGTAGAATGGCCGAAATCTTTCCAATGAACATAATCAGCAGGAGAACACTCATATTCAATCTCCTCGGGAACCTCCTGCATGGCTGCTGTTTGGTCTTGAGGATAAAGCGGTGATTGGTTAGTGCCTTCGGCTGATTCGCCTTCTTCAACGTCCTCAGTGATCTGGTAGCCGTCCTCAGGAACGTCCTGCTTACGGATATGCGGATCATAGCGCACCCATGCCGTACCGCGACCGCCAAGGAACCGATCCTCGACCGCGTTCTTCATGGATGAACGGAAATCGGAATAATGCTCAATTTCGTAATCAAGCGCTCGCTCAATTAATAGCGCCGCAACCCGACCTACGGGATCATTGTCGCTAAAGCGCCTGGACACCGATGCTTTGGGCATACGGGCATAAACGGCAGGAACCAGCGTCTGCACATTGGACCAAAGGATGTTAAACTTGGCCGTCTCATTGCCAGACGCGCTGCGCGTATCATCCCGGTACCGCCGAATGATCTTTGTGGATCGCTCGCACCACTTCTTAAACTCGTTGTCATATGTATGAATGACACCAAGATATTTTTGCAAAGTAGAGGTTGGAGGAAGCATTTAACTTTTCCTTTAGGCCCAAACGCGCCAGGGGGTTACAGGAGACGTTTGCAGGGCCGCTAGGGCCTCTGGTGCCTCATCCGCATAGATGAGCCGCAGATTGACAAAATAGCCACGCTCGGTGCTGTCAGCGGGCGATGTGCCTACAATGTCTAGCAAGACAGTTGTATCAACCGGACGCAATTCGCCGTCAGAAGTTTCAAACAATTCCGACGCCAACAATGCCGCGTCCATCTTGGCCTTACTAGTGGCTTTTAGATAAAGGTCGATCATGCTGTTATCGCCTGTAATTGGGCATTTGTAAGCCGTGAGTTAAAGTAAGAAATGGCTTTGATGTGGTTGGACGTATAATTGGCAGTTAACAATCTATCATCCACGCCAATATTTAGTTGTGTCAGCGATACAGGCAATGCTCCGCTTGTAATTGAAGTGCCCAAAACGCCATTGCGTGAGGCCGCAAAGTCATTGACCGCATAGGCAGTAGCAATCCTGTTTACTGCCCCGACTGTGCCAATTGCAGTCAAGCCTATTGTTGCAACAGCTGTGCCACCAGAATAATAAACAGCTCGCATGTTTCCGGCTTCGTTATCAACATGCACAGAGTTTTGCGTGATCGTGCCATTTGACGCTGAGACGTAAGTTGCAGAGCCGTTGGCCGAAGCATCAAATGCTACCGCAAGTGTTCCGGTGGTTTGGTTGTACCAATTGGAAAAGTTATTGCCGACCATTGTGGCAACGTCAGCCGAACGGGTGGCGGATGCGTTTGTAGTTGGAATGTAAGACGTGGCAAATCCACCCGCTTCTAGTTGGGCATTGGATACGGTGCCAGTTACCGTAAGCGTCAACGTACCAGCCGTGGGCGTAAAGGTAAGGCTTACGCGATTGGGGAATACGCCAGTGCCGACCAATGGACCCGCCGTGGACGTACCAGAAAGCGTAACCGTACCCGTACCATAAAACGAAAGCGTATAAGCTTGAGCCGTGGTCGTAATGTTTTGCGTGGATAGGGTTGCGCTATTAAGCAGCAGGTTTGTCCGCGCTTCCTCGATCAGCAAACCCAATGGCGCAAGCGTTACCGGATCATAATCAAACCGTGGGCCGTAATAGGCTGTGGAAGTCAGGGCTGCGGCTGGGTTATAGACATACGGATCCACTGACGCGCTATCTGATATTTGAGCGCCCCAGATATATGCGCCGGAAGTGCCATTTCCCAAATAGTTAGTAGAAGTTCCGTTATAAAGCTGTGTGCGAGCGTTAGGTGTAGCTGCCACAGCAGCCACCGTAAGAGCAGAAATGCTGCAACGATACCAACCATTGCTAAGCGCAGTTATGGATGATCCTGTTGGGGAGCCTCCAATTATAAATGAGTTTCCAGACCCCGTAAGGGTAAAGACAACTTGAACAGTCCCGCCAACAAAAACTGTTCCAACTGCAAAACGCAAAACAATTTGGTTGCGCTCTCCGGCTTTTGCATATGCGCTATATGTATAAGTATTTGCAGAAATAGCCGTAAACGATTGTTCTACAAAATGTTCAGATGTTGCAGTATCTTCAACAATTTTATCTGCATTTAAATAACCGTTTGGATCGGCTATTGCGTTTGTGGTTATAGTGCTGTTTGTTTTATTCCAAGCAGCATTGTTAAATTCTTCGGTAAACCCAAGCAGGTTCTTAGGCGTGGTGCTATTGTAGGCGCGGGGGGCGGTTTCGTAGGTCATAGCGCCGAACTGAGCGCCCCACACAAAGATGTTTGACCCGGTTCCAATATAAGATGGGGCAGGAGATAATGATTGCATCAGGAATATGCGGACACTTCCTCCTGCAAGCACATAAACGGGGGAAATTGTAAAAATTAATCCAACCCGATACCATCCGTTACCAACATTTTCAGAAGTTGCCGTTGCTGTTGTAATGTTACCTGCAGTAGTTGTAGAACTAAGCGTCCCGTCGCTTAAATCTATTTGTACGCCGGTGCTAGATGAAACTGAGTTTAAAGTACCATCAAATTGAACACGAGCAAAAGTTCGCGTTCCGGCTTTTAAATATACTGAAGCCGCATATTTACCAGAATTTCCAGCAAGGCCCGAATAATCTATTCTGTGGTTGCTAGACGCTCCCCCGGTAACTTCCACAATACTGTCAGCGGTCATTGTCCCATCGGGGGCGACAGTGGCATTAGAGACGACGGGAGTCGTTGCCAAGCCTGTTGGTGCCCAAGTTGCCGCCGTAAAGCTTTCGCTGTTGGGGATTTGGTTGCTTGGCGCAAACGTCAATTGCCCCGTGCTGTCAATTAGCGTGGCATTGGTGCCGCGTGAGAATGTAATACTTGGGGACCCGCCAAACGCTGCAAACGCCGACCCGCTTAAAAGGTACGTTTGGTAAGAAAAATCCAATAACAAGGACGGAACAAGGCTTCCTTGACTACGACCAGTTGAAGTGCCCCAGGTAGGTATCATGGTTTATGCCGACCAAAAAACGGTACAATCGGTGGTTCCGCTAATCGTAATGATAAGCGAAGTCGCAAAACGAGCGGGAATTGGATAAAACGTACCCGCAACCGGAATAAAAGTATTTACGATGGTATTAGCACCATCAGACACTTTAATCGTTGGCGTAGACGTAATTGATGCAACGAAAATGCCAAGAATTGCGCCAAAGCCCGTAAACACGGTCGTAGTAGCCGTAATATTCTTGTAATTCTGACTTTCGGAAACTGGCGTCATATTCTTGATCTCCTAATACGTTTATGGGAAGCCCACATATCATTCAGTGTAGCAGTATTCCCCGGACCTACAATAAGCGGCCTTTCAGAGGGCGCGGTACGCACCGTAGGCTCATCTCGCCATGCAATAGCCAACATTCTGAAGGCATCTGCCGGGTGCGAACACCAATTATGCTTAGGCGTTGCCCTAAATGCCTTCTTATCTTCGTCGTATTCACGCTCATACTGGCGAAGGGCTTCAATACCCTCCATGCATTTGCGTTCATCGAACCAACAACGTGATAACATTTGTCGAACGGCTTGGATACCGTCTTGAACCGACAAATCAGGCACAATACGCAGGTTTTGTACCCCTAAATACTCGCCAAGTTGCTCAATTATCGACTTACCCTGTGCCGCAAGCGTTTTAGCCCGCGCATCATGGGGCAAATAATGCGTTCCGTAATGGTAGGGCTTTTGCGTGATGACCTTAGCCAACTCTTGTATGCTAGCACCAGACACAGCATGATAATCAATGATATGAATTTCACCAGCAATAACCTGATACCACCAAATCGCCGTGTCATCGCGGTACCCCAAGTCCCATGCCGTATGCGTTGGTAGGCTAGGATCGTATGCAACCTCGGTAACGCGCTTTTCTTCGGTCGCGATACGCATTTCGATACCATAAAACGCACCAAGAATGGCCGCTTCGAAGCTGCACTCGTATTCCTGCATATATTGGTCTTCGGAAATCTGGGCCTTAACAGCGTTTATTTCGCTCATTGGCAAAATACCGCTTTCCGTAGCCGTCAGACGCAAGCAAAACCATTCCTCGGGGTTCATCCTGGCGGTCTGGAAAATATCCCAGAACTGGTTCTTGCCTTTTGGCGTACCACCAAAGACCGCCCAACCCTGTTTGTCTGACAATGTCGGGCGAATGACTGAACCCCATACAGAAGGCCGGAAGTCTCCGTATTCGTCCATATAAATGCCATCGAAACCAAGCCCGCGCATAGCATCAGCATTATCTGCGCCAAAAAGCCTGATCTTGGCCCCATTGATAAGTTCAATCGTAAGTTCCGCTTCATTGGCCGACTTCATAATCGGAGCGCAAAACCGTTTAAAATAATCCCAAGCCACAGATTTGGCCTGGCTTCTAAACGGCGCGATATACCCAAACAGCGGATTGGGCGACTTGCACGTTACCGCCGCCCTAATAATATCATTTACCGCCGATACGGTCTTGCCAGCACGGCGGTGGGCAACGAGACAAGCCCAGCGTTGGGTCCTATTGTGAAACGGCTTGAACGATTCACGGGGCGCGTAGCTGAGTTTTATTTCTCGTTGGACCATATTATTTAGGCACACTGTATAATGGGGCGATTGTTGATGCTTTTTCGGGAGAAAGACCTTGCCACAAAGCCTCCCTGTCAACAGCCGCTTTATCAGCCGTTGGTATATCTGCATATGATGGAAAACTAAGACCGCTTTTAATTGCCAAGTCTGCCGCTTCATCTTCATTAGCCGCTAGATATGGTTTTCCGCCAACAACATACAAGCTAGGAATATTGGTGGGCTGACCCTTATTAAGGTTAGGATGCGTCACAGTACGCGTGACTTCGCTTGACCAACTAGTGTCGGGGTTTCGCACATATTCACCAGGTGCAAATGGACGCGGCGCGCCTTCTGCAACCTTTGGCGCAATGTTAGGGTTTAAAAATAATTTACCGGGAAGATATCCGGCTTTTGGCATTTCACGGGGCATTTCTTCAAGTTGCTTTTGAAGAACTTTTTTTCTGGTGTCAGCCATCAAGGCTTCTCACTCGACCACGTAATCACCAATTCAACCGGACCCTCGTCCGCGCCAGTAACCTCGGTACGCGAAAGCTTGGGCACATGATATTCAATCAAGTCCGAAAAGCATTGGAAAGCAGCGCGTGGACCGTCACGGTCATGCACTTCATCGAGCCAGCCTTGAAGCCGCTCGGTGTTGCCTTCAATGAATATGGCTAGGGCTTCACGCGCATTAGCGGTGGCTTTGCCTACAGCGCCCTTGGGCCTACCACGGGGTACGCGGTCGCCCTCTTTGGCTTCGGCCTTGGACTTGAACGTAGTTTGATTCTTGCCGCCCATGTTAATCGTCCTTGGGTTTGTCTTTGGCTTCTAGTTCGTCCATCGCCTTGGATAGCTTCTTACGGCGCGTATCGGCCTTATTGAATTCTTTGGCGACTTCCATTGGCACGCCCGTCTTCTTGGCAAACTCTGGGCTATGGGCCGCAGCAGCCATCATACGCGCTTGTTTAGGGGATTTGCTTGGCATGGTGGCCCTTTCGATGATTTTGCAAGAATAAGGCTTGACACTGGCTATGTCAACAAAAGCGGGGCCGGACGGAGTAAACTCGACGCCCGACCCCTAGTTGAGGAGACCACCACACAATTAGATATATATATATTTATTATGAAAAAGCAAGAACCTTTTTTTGCGTCCCATTTGTACGGGGGGTCTATGTACATACACCGACCCCCCCACCGGGTTCGATGCCGGGTAGGGGGTCAACGCAACCATCCACCATAGGACCATGCACACGGTCACGCCTAGCAGACGAGCGCGCCTAGCCATGCCCATATGCCACGCGCCACGCTATCGCCCGTCATGCGCCACGCTAGGGCCTTGGCGATAGGGGCAGGCGGGTAGTGCATGATACAGCGCGGCACCCGGTATTTAGACGCGGAAGCGATAGGACTAGGGCAGGGTCTATAAGCTCATATAATAGAGCGGCCCTTGTGCTTCATACATGTGACTACGTCACACATGTATGAAAGTGAAGCACGGGGGAAAATGCTACAAAGTGATACATTTAGGATCACATAAGGATCATATCGGATCACATAGCTAACTTGCGATTGATCACTATGATACATTCTATCGGCGCGTGTGAAGCAAATCATGATGTTTTTCGCGGCCATTTTTATGCGCGAAACTCTAGAGAAACTGACTAATCAGTCACAATAATTTGCCATTGAAAAAATGACGCCCGTCATCTTTTTATTTTTATCCTGGTATGCATTTTGTTGTTGACGTCAACGCAAGCACTCCCTACTAATGGGGACAACACCAACGCAAGCAACGGACATATAACATGCCTGTTATCAGTAAAAACGGATTTGAAGTACCAGACCTAAACGGTCGTACAGCAAAACTAATGTGGAACTTGTCGCGTCACGGCCCTACGCGTCAATGCGAGAATGTTAAGACCGTCGGCGCATGGCGCGCAATACGTCACCAATACGGGACGCGTTCAACTAATGCATTGCGCGTTGCAACAATTGCGGCGAAACAATCGGGAGGCATGGTTTATATTTTGCATGGCGACGATAAAGTTTCTCGCGTTATGGTCGACTGGAAAAACAAGGTCTGCGTTTCCAGCGCATATCCAGCCTAGCATCTAACCATGAGCCAAGTCTTAAAGCTTGGCTCATCATTAGACCCTAGACCCCAAAACAGGACGCCACGCCATGCATATCAATATCAAAGCCCCTAAGTCTCACGTTTTCGAAACGCCAGAGCAAGCAATCCAAGAGCTTTGGATAATGGGCCTATACCCACAAAAGGCATGGCTTGAAGTCCATTTTGGACGCGACCTAGCAGCAATCCGCAAGGCTGGAGACGCAATCAAAGCTAAGGATTATTCAGCGTTCAAGGCCTCACAGCGCAAAGGCTATTGGCGCGTAGAATTGGCATAATTAAAGCTTGCAGCAACGCAAACGCTATGATCTAAGAATAGCAACGCAAACACAAAAGGAAAACAGGAAACCAAAACAATGACCATCCAATTAGACCGCCTATTGTCAGTCGATAGCGCCAAGGCTGTTAAAGCCACAAAATATGGTTATCTAAATGGCATTCATTACATGGCCCCGCATAGCATTGCAGGGGCTGGTAATCTTTGCCCTAAAGCCACAGAAGGATGCAAGGCCTTGTGCCTTGGCATGTATAGCGGACAAGCTTCTATGGTAAAGGATTTGGAGCATGGTACAAATAGCGTGCGCGATAGTCGCATTGCCAAGGCCAGGCTTTTCATGGCGGAACGCGAAACCTATTTGCGCCACCTTGAAAAGCAAATCGCCAAGCTTGTTGCCAAGGCTAATAAGGCTGGCCTAAAACCTTGCATAAGGCTTAATGGTTCGACTGATATTGCGTTTGAGAATATGCGCTATGGGCCCGATCGTCTAAGCCTTATCGAGCGTTTCCATAACGTCCAATTTGTCGATTATACCAAAATTGCTTCACGTCTGGCCAAGGCCCCTAGCAATCTAAGCTTGACGCTATCTAGGGCGGAAAACAATGAAGCGGAATGCATCAAGGCCTTGGCCAATGGCCATAACGTCGCAATCGTATTTGCTGGCCCATTGCCTGAAGCCTGGAACGGTTTTCCGGTTGTCAATGGCGATTTGCACGACTTGCGCCACCTTGATCCTAAGGGCCATGTGATAGGCCTATCGCCTAAGGGCAAGAAAGCCAAGAACGATACGTCTGGCTTTGTCGTGCGCGATTATGCGCCCATCGCTATAGCGGCATAAGCCAATAGGGCCAGGCATCAAACCCTGGCCCATAATGCCCAAATTAAAGCTTGCACCAACGCAAGCCGCATGCATAATAACAACGCAACCACAACACACAAGGAAACCACACTATGACAATTCAATATACACCCGGCCCCTGGACAACATTTGAATGTCTTACAGGTGCTATTTCGATCAATGTTAATAAGAAAATTCCTATTGCAACTGTTGGCGGTTCGGGTTGGCATTTAGGGGAACAAGTAGCTTTCGCCAACGCCCGCCTGATTGCCGCCGCCCCTGAATTGTTAGTTGCCGCGCAAGCTATGGCCGATAGCTTTGCCGATTGCGTCAAGACAGAGCTTGCGCTGTCAGAGTTTCCCGCTCTTGCGGACCTTGTTGCCGCTATCGCTAAAGCTAAGGGGCAATAGCATGACCCCCGAAACCAAGGACGCAATCGTGTT